ATTGTCTTCATTCTATATCATTCACAGATTTCACAAAAGAATCAAAACTACTCATATCTATCGTTCCAGCATATTTTCCCGAACGTGCTTCCTCAATAGCCATCTTGGTTTCTTCATTTGGTTCTCTGTACATGGCTTCTCGCAAAAGACACTCTACATAATTATTCAAACTTCTATGCTCACGTTTAGCCGCACTCTTTAATAAATCCAACAACTCACTGTCAAATCTGAAGGCTGTTTGTTTCTTTACTGTTGCTTCCATAGATTATTATCATTTATATCACAATATGTATAACAAATAAATAACATACAAACTATTTAAAATGATATTTTAATTATTTCACAAACCTGTCTCCAGATTTAATTTGCCACTGAAGACAGGTTCTTTATTCTCTTAAAATATCCGGTTCAAGCTCTCCAGCGTTGATTTCGGATCTGTATTCTTATAGTAATGACGGTAAATCATGTCAGGACTGTTTCCGGCAAACTGGGCTACTTGCATAGGATGGAATCCCTCGTCTATCATTTTCGAGATAAAGGTTCCACGAGCCGAATACCAGGTGATTTCATCCTTTATTTTTAGTTTCTCCCTTACCTTCTTCAGTGTCTTGTTCACGTTCATGCTAATTACTTTAACCCTCATGTGTTTCTTTTCTTCAGTATTGTGCTTGATTTTGAAAATAGGAAATACATAATCACCCAAAGCTTCATCCTTGTATTTATTGATGATTATACGAGCCTTGTCTGTAAGAAAAGGAGTAGCCTTCTTGTTCACTTTTCTGCGCTCATAAATGATCTGATTTTCTTTTATGCAATCTTTCGTCAAATGACATACATCCACGTTTGCCATTCCACCGGTATAATAACTGAAGAGAAACAAATCAATATAGAAGCATTCTTTAGGAGTAAAATCTCTCCTACTCATGTTTTCTATACGGACAATGGATTTGGGAGAAATCGTTTTTGGTTCCGGCTGTTTCTCCTGCATGTATTCTTGTACCGAATCAAATACCCCCAGATTAACGCCATACATATTACGTTTATAGGCATATCTAAAAACGGCACGAAGCAGACCTAATTTATGAGGAAGACCACCTTGGCTGTTTGCATTTTTAAGCTTTGCACGTCTCAATGTATAATTTACAAAATCGCTCAGAAACTTTTCTGTTATGTGGTGAAAATAAAAAGAAGAAAATTTCTTGGAGTATTTTCTTAATGTAAATTCCATAAACGCTCTTTTCATCCACAAATAATTTTCCGCATTGTTGCTGCTCGTAACTACAACACCATTCTTGACACGTCTCTTTGTCTTGAATAATAAGATCATTGAGTCTATCACTTCAACTACCGATACTGTCGGAGAATCGTTACTCTTAACTTCTGCCTCAACATCGAAACAATGAGACCACATTTTAGGAGTCCAATTGATTTTTTCGGATTCCCATAGCTCTGCAACATCTAAATACTTTTTCTTTTCTTTTAAGATTAATTCGTTTTTCTGAGCAGTCAGAGAGTCATTCCCCTTAAATAATTGGGATGCTGAATCCCAGCGTTTTGCCTCTCCAATAATGTTAAAAACCTTCGGAACACGAGGAAATCCGGTTTTAAAAAAGACCAATTCCAATCTCACTTCTTTACTACTTCCTTTAACTGGCCTTGCTTTTACTGTGATACTGAACATGTTAATTAATTGTTTATGTCCACGTCTTAGTTCATGTTAATTCAACTAAGTTACCTACATAGAAGGGTACATGGGCTTGGTTTTTGGATAAATCTGGGTGGTAAACATCTTAAAATTGTTTTACCTCATTTTTTCACTTAATTAATAATCAGTGTCTTATAAAAAATTCATTCTATACCAAATGTTAAAATAAAAAAAGGCTATCCTCACGGACAGCCAATCTTCATTGTTAACCTTAAATCTAATACCATGAAAAACACAGTGCAAATATATGAACTTTATGTTATGTAGCATACATTTTTACTTGGAAAATTCATTTACTTAACCATGTTTAACAAAATCATGCTACAAAACATAATTTTAGATACACATTTAGCTTCTTCGAGAACCTCCAGTTCCGGCTTTGTATACAAAAACAGCATATTCGCATAACTTTATCCGAGTATCAAGAATAACAATCCATTTATATTCCCTAATTTTACAATGTTTTACGAAATCACATGATTATCATAACTTTTATCATAAATAAACAAACCAATAAACGAAATATACAAAAGATCACAAGAGACGGAACAAAAGAAAAAACAGATCTGTTTTGAAATTGGCGTTAGGATCTTATATGCAATAGATTAATGTTTTATATGCAACACAATAGACATCATATGCAAAAAAACGGATATGCCTCATTTTCCTACACACAACCCTTTGAAAAAAGAGCTGAACCTGGAAAATATTTACCAGAAGCTTCCGATAGGTATCGAGCTATACGACAAAGAAAGCAATTTGATCGATACCACGAATGAAATAAATATACGGGAGAAACTGCATGCGGCTGAACAAGAACAGCGACCTGCTCTTACAGCTGATCAACGATATTCTCGATTTCTCAAAAATAGAAGCCAGCACATTCGACATTCATCCGAAGAAGTTCGACTTCAAAGAAATTTGCGAGGAGATCTATGCCGTCCATACCTTAAAAATACCGGATCATGTACGCTTCTCTTTCAACCGGGACTTACCCTCCGTCAAACTTAACTCCGATCCGAAACGGCTCACACAGGTAATCTCCAATTTCCTGACCAATGCAATCAAATTCACATCCAATGGCGAAATCAAACTGGATTACCGATTGAAAGAAAATAAGATATATGTATCCGTAACAGATACCGGCATCGGAATCAGCGAAGAAGCATGCAAAAACATATTCGACCGTTTTGTCAAACTGAATGCCCACAAGCAAGGAACGGGTCTCGGACTATCCATCAGTAAAAGCATCATAGAAAAACTAGGTGGTAATATCGGTGTCTGCTCCACTTTAGGAAAAGGTTCCACATTCTGGTTCACGCTTCCGCTAGCAACAAACGGAGTATCGGACACACGATAACACAAGGGAGAGGAAGGCCTATTTCATCCTCGTATCGGCTCCCCACATGAGTTTTTCACGGAGAGTCTGATAAAAAGTATGGTTATATCGTTTGATCACCTTGGTCGTATAATCGGCTTTACTCACCCGCAGCTGTATGCCGGTCGGGAATATCTCGGAACGCCCATCAAGGGCGATCAGAAAATATTTGTTCCGGCTTTCCACTCCCAGGGTGATCGTAAAGGAATCCGGAATTACCAGCGGACGGACATTCAACGAATGAGGTGCGACCGGACTCAACACCAAATTCTTACTTTGCGGAATGATAATCGGACCGTTCACACTCATCGAATAGGCCGTCGAACCTGTCGGTGTAGAAATGACTAAACCATCAGCCTGATAAGACGTCAGATATTCCCCGTTAAGCGCCGTATGGATCGTAACCATGGAAGAGGTGTCCCGCTTCAGGATCGCAATCTCATTCAAGGCATAATTATAACCGTGAAACACCCGGTCTTCCGTATGAAGGCGCAATAAAGTACGTTCTTCCGTCTTATAGTAGTTTTTAAATAATTCGTCCAGTGTATCTTCAATATCATTGCTCGCCACATCCGCCAGAAAACCGAGGCGGCCGGTATTGATGCCCAAAATGGGGATATCCTGCTTATTCACCCTGGCGGCAGTACGCAGGAATGTCCCGTCTCCTCCCAGACTCAACGCCACATCCAAATCAAACTCGTCGCTTGTCAAGATGCCCGATACCGGCGG